TTTGAACTTAATCACTCCGTCGTGACCTGTAAATGTTGCCATTGTCTATTTCTCCTCGTCAATTTTGCCAAAGTCTATTACCTTTGAATCTTCACCTTCTACAGGTTTCAATTCAACTGCTTCAACCTCAACTTTGGCTTTTTTAGGTTTTGCAGTTTTTTTAGATTGAGGTGTTAAAGACCAACCTTGATCTAACATCTCATTCACTTGTCGCATATGCTGACAAATAAATTCTTCACCGTCTTTATATACTATTCTGTGTGCCATAATTATAATGTCCCTCGTGTATATTTATATTGAACCGTGAATGTAATATCTACACGGCCAATTGGATATTGTATTCCTTCATCTACTGAAGTTATTGCTGAAACAAATGAATTCATTGCTTTGTCATTTCTTTTTCTATCTGTTTCTAATGCTTCTTCAACTGCTTCTACTATTGCATTCATTTGTGTGTCAATTGAATTGTTTGTAGTGACTGCCGATGAATCTGCTCGTACATAACATTCTATTTGATAGTTTATGGTACCAAATCTCAATGTGTCTGTTTGCATGGTGGCATCTTCTCTTATTTCTTCTGCTGTTCTTACCACTATTGCTGGATATTGTGTTATAGCCATATCATTTAGATTGATTGGATTACGACTTACCAACACCACTTTAGGGGTTGTGATACCCTGTAAATCAGTTATAATGTCTTTGGCTATATCTTCTCTAACTGACATATTATCTTACCAATCTGTTGAAGTGTTGTGGTTGTTTTTCTGTTTCTTGTACCGTTGCATCACCATCCCAATCATATTCTACACCATCTGCCAACACCATATCTAATTCGTCTCTGAATCTTGCTTTGTAAAAGTCAATCATCATTCTGAAACGATCTGGTTCAGCATCGTGTTTGGTTAGTTGTGGTAATATGTAGTATGCTAGGACATGATAAACAGCCGTTCTTTTTAATTGTGAGGCTGTTAGTTTTGTGTTGTCCATTTCTAAATCTGTTGTTGAGAAGTATCTTGAATGTAGGCTTGATCTTCTCACTCGAGGCCACCATTCAATTCTCAAATGTCTTTGTATGTCTGCCGTGGTTTTGGCATGATATGATGAAAAGTCAATAACACCATATTCTTTTATAGTCGGTTCGTATTCTAGTACGTCTGCATCTGTTGAATAGTTGCTCATCTGTTTCTCCTTATACTATGAGGGCGAAATAAATCGCCCCCACATTTCGTCGATTATAACCCAAATTACTGGATTGATGAATCTGCTTCGATTTCAACACCATATGAGTCATGTAATTTACCAACACCATATACTGCTGTTGCAACGATTTCAGTTGCTCTTAAACTTGCATCTCTTTGAGTTTCAATTTTAAGATCTTGCATCATTGCTAAACCAATTGCATCTTTGTGTATCAACGCACCTTTGTAATCACCAGTTGTTCCTGGGAAGTTGCCTGATGAGTCAGCCATGTTTGATGTTTCATATACTGAAACACCTGCGATTTGACCAACAAAACCAGTTCTTAATGCTTCATTACCAACACCTGGGTTAGGGTTAGCAAATGTGTTTGTTAAGCCTGATTTTAGATCGAATGCTACTTGTGGATGCACGATACAAGCAAGGTCATCACCTGGTACACCTGCGGCTCTTAATTGTGCTACTGCATTGAAAATTGAAGATGCAGATAAAGCCGTTGACGCATCACCAACCGTAGTTGTGAATGTTCCGAATAATGCAGTCATGTCTGTATCAATTTTTTTGGCAATTGCTTCACCAAATAATTTACCTAAGTCTCTTACAACATCTGATTCTGATGTGTTCATCGCCAAATCAGTTAGTGTTGTCATGATACCTACTTCAGACACCGTTAAGTTTGCAACATTTGTTGAAACTGCTGTGTTTGATAAATCAGTTGCTTCTGCTACTGCCGCCGCACTTACCGTTGGGTAGATTGGCACTTGGATTACTTTACCACTATTTGAAGGCATATTGTAATTTCTTACTAAACCTCTCATAATGGATCTTTCGTTTGCTACAAATAATGCTTCTGCCACCATTGGTGAAATAAGATCATTAAGTGTAGTATTAGTTGTTTCATTAGCCATTGTAATGTCTCCTTATACTTTAAGCCAGTCCATTTTTCTTACGATACTCGGCATATTTTGCCCTATCGTCAGCCTTGGACATATCTAATTTACTTACGTCAAATTGCTCACCACTGCCGGCTTTGTCACCAATATTTGAAGTAGTACCTGCCCCTGAGGGTGTGGCACTCACAAAATGTGGATTTGCCGTTAAAAATTCTTTGGTCAAGTCATCTATGGTATAATGATTACCATCATCCTTATATCTAACCTGTCCTGTTTTGGGATCAACAATCTCAACATCACCTGCTTCGTTCATATGTACTTGGTCCTTTACAAGTTTTACAACCTGTCCTGGATTTACAGCCTTGTATTTAGAAGCCGTGTCAAGTAAAGTACCATCAATCTTGATAGTTTTCACTTGATTCATCAAAGTGTTTATTTGTGCATCTTTCTTTTCGGCTTGTGCCTTAAGTAGTTGTTCAAACTCACCCTTTGCTTTTAGTTTGTCTTGTTTCTCCTTCTCTGCCTTTTGAGATAGTTCGTTGTAGTATTCTGGGTCAATGCCCTCGTATTTCTTTTCAAACTTTCTTCGTTCTCTAGCAATACGATCTGCTACCACTCTATCAAGTTCAGCCTGTGAGAATTGCTTCGCCTCGTTTTCAGTTGATTCAACAGGTTGTTCTGTTGTTTCTACCGGAGCCTGAGTTGGCTCAGTGTTTTGTGTGTCCGTTTCACTCATCGTCTATTCTCCTTTTTTAAGTTTTAAGTTTAACTCCAGCCAATGCTGTATTACACTATTTATTATGGTTTCGCATACTTGATCTTATGCTGTTTAACAAAGCATAATCTTGTTGTATCAACACTCCTATTGGTGTGCTGTGTCCACCATATTGAGGATGTGAATATAACCATTCTTCATCCTCTCTTTCATCGTTAAAAAGATTCATCATCTTTTTTAACTGCCTGGCACTTGCTGTTGGATGTTTGTATATCCTAGCAACATAATCGTCTAGTGCCAAAATTTCTCCGGTCCAATCAACTATATCTATTCGTTGTTGAGCCCAATATTTCTTACTCCAGGGGCATACTGCCACAATAGAAGCAAAGTAGTCGGTCCAACTAACCTCTTCTACCGCCTCTTTTGCCGCCTTTTTTGCCGCCACGTTTGCCGCCCTTTTTGTGCTTCTTACCTTTATGCATCTGCATCTCCTCCATTTTCATTATTGAAAAATCCAGATATCTCTGGATGTAGTTCCATAATCTGTTCATTGGTCAATCCATCTTTCTCAATCATCTCTCTCATATGTGCTATCATATCAGTTGGATTTGTCATAGGTGAATGGGTTGTTGGATCTACCTCTCTCTGCTCTTGTAGATCTTGTTGCCCATTTATAACTTGTTCTAATGTGTCCTCATCAGTGATCAATGCTTTAGCCAACATAACATCTATCTCTTTCAATAGTTGTTGATTTGCTGGTTGTGTTTCTTTGGCTTGTTTCAATATTGCGATTGTGTTTTCTCTATCATGTATATTGAATGAATCTGGATAATCAATGACACCATCGAATGTGATGTTTTGCCATTTTGCCCAAATTGACCAAATCTGTTCTTCTGCAAGTTCTAATAGATCTGCTTTTTGTGAAAGTCTAGCATTCAACAATTGGAATTCTGTTTGTAATGCTACACCAGACATGGTTCTAGTTGTGGTTGATCTTACCCCTCCCATATTCGCCATTCTGTTTATGCTATCAACTTTCTCATTGATGCTGGATATAATCTGTGTTATACCTGACCCTGATGGTTCTAACAAAAATGGTTTTAGGTTGGGGTCCAAGTCATCCGGTAAGTCTATTACTGCTCCTGCGCCTGCTGATGCTTGTGTGGAGCCAGTTTTAACAAGACTGGGATGGTTGGAAACTCTGATGAGTTGTTCTAACTCACTCAATTCATTGTATATGCCCCTCTGTACATCTGCAATATCGGCTATATCTGAAATACCTAAACCTTTGGTTTGGCTTCTGCCTGCATACACCGGTACAAATGGGACAACACCCAAAGGATTTTCAAATACCTCTACAATGTTGGCATCATCATTCATACCTGCTTTGACATATACGGTTGTTTCTGTTGTTGTGATAGTTCTGTAATATACTTTGTCTTCTTCTATGCCATCTAACATAGTGATTGATTTAAGTGCATACACACCGTTTGGCTTTCTTATGTACTGCCAATCTAACACATTTTCTGGTGTGTGTAATGACACATATGGTCTAATCTCTTGTGATAATTCTTCTGCCCTTGTGTTCACCACCACAGATGGTTTGTCAATGCCTACCCATACGTGACCATA